TGGTTCAAACAGTCACAACGTATCTGCAACAATCAGTTTGAAACCTGAAGATTGGGAATTGGCTGGTGAATGGATGTGGAATAACAGAGATTTCTATAATGGATTATCGGTATTGCCTCATGATGGGGGCAGTTACATCCAAGCACCTTTTACTGATTGTACCAAAGAAGAATACGAAAGATTATTTGCTAAATTACAGTCAATTGACTTATCAAAAGTTGTTGAATTACAAGATGATACATCACTTTCAGATTCTGTCGCTTGCGGCGGGGGAGCGTGTGAAATTGTTTAATCAAAATAAAACTATTAATAATTTGGAAGGGGGAAGTCAAAAACTTCTCCCTTCTGATTTTTATATTGAAAATGGAATTTATGTGTTCACAAAAGAGTTTCATTTAAGGAGGGGTAGTTGTTGTGGTAATGGTTGTAGACATTGTCCTTTTTTTCCTGCTCACAAAAAAGGGAATACAACTATATTTATAGACAATGGCTAATGGTGTAACTTATGGTATTAATTTTCCTTTTAATGATTCATTAAAGGGGGATTACCTTTCTTTGTCTCAAAATCCTGACCAAGAAATAAGAAGTAATTTAATTCATTTGATTTTAACCCGAAAAGGTAGTAGATATTATTTACCTGATTTTGGTACTAAAATTTATGAATTTATTTTTGAACCATTAGATGGTGTTACGTTTGAATCAATTAAAGATGATATTAGAGATAATGTTAGTAAGTATATTCCTAATTTAATTATTAATGATATTATTGTTTTACCATATAATGAGTATGAGTCAGTTGGTACTTTAAACACAGAAAATTTAGGAAATGGTGTTTATAGAGTTGCCGGTAGAAACACTTCAGAGTACACGGCTAAAATGAGAATTGATTATACAATTAGCGATAACGCATTTCAAACAAAAGATTTTGTAATTATAAATATTTAACATAAATGGCTGAGAAAAGAATATCCTATACCGTCCGAGATTTTGCGGCTATAAGACAAGAACTTATTGATTATACTAGACAGTATTATCCTGAATTAATTGACAATTTTAATGACGCATCAATTTTTTCAGTATTGATGGATTTAAACGCTGCCGTAACCGATAACTTACATTATCATATTGACAGAAGTATTCAAGAGACGGTTCTTGAATTTGCCAAACAAAGAAGTTCAATTTACAACATCGCAAGAACTTACGGTTTAAAAATACCTGGTAATAGACCATCAATAGCAGTTTGTGACATTAGTATTAATGTACCTGTATTTGGTGATAGACCAAACCCTGAATATATGGGTGTATTAAAAGCGGGTTCACAATTTGTTGGTGCGGGACAAACATTTGAAAATCCAAATGATATTAATTTCTCTTCTGCATTTAGTTCATCAGGAATCGCAAACCAAAAAGTAATACCAATTTTAGATGCGTCAAACAACGTCCAAAGTTATAATATTGTAAAAAGAGAAGTAGTGGTTAATGGTATTACAAAAGTATTCAAGAAAGTTATTACACCGGCAGATGCAACACCATTTTTAAGTTTGTATTTGCCCGAAAGAAATGTTGTTAACGTTTTGTCAATTATACAAAAAGACGGTATAACCTATAATAACGTTCCATCATACCAAGAATTTTTAAGTCCTGTTGGTAAATGGTATGAAGTTCAAGCTTTAGCCGAAGACACTGTTTTTATTCCTGAACCGGGAAAAACAACTGACCAATCAAATATTAGTGTTGGAAAATATCTTAAAACTAGCAATAAATTTATTACTGAGTTTACACCTGAAAACTTTTTAAAGTTAACATTTGGTGGTGGTAATACATCCGCTGATGACCAATTAGCTTCTTTTGCACAAACAGGTGTACCACTAAGAATTAATGACTATCAAAATAATTTAAGTTTGGGTTATATCCCAACACCTAATACCACTTTATTTATTCAATATAGAGTTGGTGGTGGACTTGAAAGTAATGTTGGTGTCAATGTTATCAATACTGTTGGTAATGTATTGTTTGATGTTAATGGAGCGTCTGCTGAAATTGCAAACGCTGTTAGAAACTCAATTCAATGTACCAACGTAACTGCAGCTATTGGCGGAGCAAATCCACCATCGGTTGAAGAAGTAAGAAATTTGGTTACTTTTAATTTTTCATCACAAAACAGAGCGGTAACAATTGGTGACTATTATTCTTTAATACAAAAAATGCCAGGACAATTCGGAATACCAGCTAAAGTAGGTATTATAGAAAATAATAACAAAATAAATGTTGTATTATTAACACAGGATACTAATGGTAAAATGACACAAAATGTACCAACAGTATTAAAAGATAATGTTGCAAATTATTTAGCAAAATACAGAATGATGAATGACTATATTAGTGTTACAACTGGTAAAGTTATTGATTTAGCATTTGAAATTTATATTTCTATTGCAAAAAATACAAACCAAAACTCAATCATTTCTGATGTTATTACAAAGGTTAATGATTATATGATACCACAAGCAAGAGAATTTGGCCAAAATGTTTTAATATCTGAAATTAAAAGTATAGTTCAAAATATTGAGGGTGTTGTTAATATATCTGATGTTAAGGTGTTTGGAAGAGTGGGTGGCAAGTACTCATCATCACAAACAGCACAAAAATACGAAGATTCAACCACAAAACAAATTAAGTTAATTGACGATATTATCTACGCAGAACCAACAGAATTTTATCAAATCAGATATTCCAATACAGATATCGGTGTCCGTGTGAAACAATAACCTTCACAAGGAAATTACTTCAACTATTTTTGTAAAATAAGAGATTAACTATTTATGAGAAAGAACAATTATGCCTAAAACTTATAGGATACGAACATCAGTAGGAAATAGTACACAATCTGACAAAACCATCAAAGTACAAGTTGACCAAGATTTTGATTTCTTGGAAATTCTTTCTTTGAAACTTACACAATCTGATGTGTATAGAAGTTTTTGTTCTGACTACGGTGTTGTCGTTGGTCGTGTTGTTGCCAACGGTGGATACGGTGTACCAAATGCAAAAGTATCTGTGTTTGTACCAATTGATGCTGTTGACCAAAATGACCCTGTAATATCAGCATTATATCCTTATAAGAATGTTACAGATAAAAATGAAGATGGTTATAGATATAACTTACTTCCGTATACACCTTCATATGAAGGACACGCAGCCACAGGTACTTTTCCAACAAGGGATGATGTTTTAACAAGAACTGAAGTATTACAAATATATGAAAAATATTACAAGTACACAGTAAAGACAAATGAATCGGGTGACTACATGATTGTTGGTGTTCCTTTGGGAAATCAACAAGTAATGTTGGATTTAGATTTATCTGACATGGGTTGTTTCTCATTAAGACCAACAGATTTACTTAGAATGAATCTTGGTAACCCAAAACAGTTTGACGGTAACCAATTTAAAAGTTCAGTTGATTTATCATCATTACCACAGATTGTTAACCAAAGAAGAAGTATTTCTGTTTCTTCATTTTGGGGAACAGGAGATGTTTGTGATGTTGGAATTACAAGAGTTGATTTTGATTTAAGAGATTCAAATATCACGATTGAGCCTACGGCAACTTTTATGGGTTCAATCATGACATCTAACGATGGTGTCATGTTGAAAAACAATTGTAAACCAAGTTCAGAACAAGGTGACTTGTGTGGTATGGTTGCAGGACCTGGTAGAATTTTAGCCGTAAGACAAACAATAAATACCAATCTTAATGGTGACCCAATATTAGAACAATACCAATTAGAACAAGGTGGTAAAGTTATTGATGAAAATGGTGCCTTTGTTGTTGATGTACCAATGAACTTGGATTATGTAACAACAAATGAATTTGGTGAATTAATATTTTCAAATATTCCAAGTGTTGGGATTCCAACAAAAGGTAAGTACCGATTTAAAGTTAAAACAAATGAAGGTGAAAAAGAAGTTGGAGCAATACAAACATCAAGTAGTATTATTGGTCCAAACTTATTAAATCTTTCAGCATTCAATCCAAAAGGTAGTTTATTACGTGGAAACTTTTTGGTTCCAAATATTAGAGAATATGGTTGGGATGGCAATGTTGACCCATCAACTAAAAGTAATGAAACTACAACATTTTCACCAATATTTAATGATAACACCAAATTAATTGAAACAAAAACTTTTGATTCATCTAATTTTGGTTCAGGTGGAAGAGCGTTATTAATTAGTTCAGTTTTAGGTGAATATAAAAGTATAACATATAAAATTAATAATGTTAGCGATAATTCTAAATGGGTTGATTTACCAAACTTAATAGACAAATTAGAAATTACAGTTGAGAAAAAAACAACCACAACCGTTGTTAACGGAGTTGTAATTGAAACACCACAAACAATAACTATTAATTTTAATAGTTACGATTATAAATTTTCACTATTTCAAAGGTCATACGCCTTTTCATTAGATTGGGATGATTACCCTAATAAAAACGAAGCCATTGGTTGTCAAGATTTTTTCTATGAATTTAATTATAACAAAGTTTATACAACCGCACAACTAATTGATGAGTATAGGAAAGGAACAAATAGAAGTAGATTCCTATCTATTAAAGAAATATTAGACAGAAGTTGTGACTCAGAAGTAAATAAGTTTCCAATCAATGACGGGGTTAGAAACTTTGATTTACTATATTTCATAGTTTCAATTTTATTCCAAATATTTGGTATTATAGGTGGGTTAATAATAATAATCTATCATATTATTAAATTTTTATGGAACAACTTCGCACCTGTAATATTACTTGGATTAATTACTCTATCAATTGTCAACGGGGTTAATGAATTTGCGGCTGCTCTTGGAACTACTGTTTTGGCTGGTACAACATTTGGAGCTGCGTTAGTGCTTTACCTACCATTTATTGCCAAATCAATTGCTTGGTTTGCAGCCGCGGCAACACTAACAATACTGTTTAATAAAATTAGAAAATTTAGATTTCCATCCTTTAATTTACCTATGATTACATACCCCGATTGTTCAACATGTGATTGTGGAACATCAGGAGACAATAACTTTGCGGTGGATACTTTAGGTAATGGTGATGTCAACTCATCCCCGATGGCTGATGTAAATCTACCCGGAGCTTATGTATCATTTGATGGTGACGATATAGTATCACTTAAGAAAAATGGTGGGTACGGTGAAGTATTTGCAGGTAATGATACTGTAGACACTAAAAACTTTGCTCGTACACCATTTTATAGTAATGCTGCTAAAGAATTTTATTGGAGTAGAAATAATATACCAATCCCTGAAAGGATTAACCTATACAATACAAAGGGACATTATTTTACAACTTTACCTGGCGGTGGTTCTAATAGAATTAAAGTTTATCCAAACTACATAGATAATGGTGGTAAAACTTCTTTCACAAACGCTGTGTTTTATGAAGACCAACCAATGGTCTTTTTGGTAGACTCAGACGCTTTAACAACATTCCAAACAGGAAGTTTAATATCTTTTGTTAGTTTGGCAAAAACTTATGATGTGAATATTTTAAGTGTATCAACAGTTCAAAATGGGTTAAATAATTATTCTGTCACAGGAACAACAATTCCATCGGGACTTACTACACCTATCAGTATTAGCTATGCAAATCCAAACGGTAGTGGTGTTTTAACACCGAAATTTAACGTTAAACAAACATTATATGACGGTATTGGTAGTTACACATTCCCATCTGATATTGAATATCACCAAGTGGTTACAGCAACTACAGTAGGTGCAATACAAAATATTGTTAATTCAAAAACACATGATACAACATTATATGAAAGTAGTTTTTACAATAGAATTATTAATGGTCAGATGACTGTTTATTTTGATAAAGTTAAAGATGAAAATAATGAAAACCCAAAAAGTGGTGATGACACAAAAACACCACTACAATTAATTGAAAATTATAAAAACTTAGGGGTGATAATCTTAATGAAGGGAGTTGACCCATATACTACAAGACAAAAAACAAAAATTGATATTTCAAAACCATTTGGACTTGTTGATGGCTCTATGGTTGTTGAGTCGGATTATAAGTTAAACATACCAATAGCGCCAAATTTAAATCTTCTTAGACATGATTCATTAGTTAATAATAATGTTACATTATTCAATCAATCATATGTGTTTACACCATCAATTGGTAGTGACTCATTTAAGTACAGTGCTTACACAACACACAACCATTCACTTTATTCAAATTTTGATTCTGACCATGACTCTAATAATACAACAATTGGAGTTACGTCAACAATTGATTCTATTGGTACTCAGATAAGCGGTTATTATGCCGCAGGAACTAATGTACCATCAGGATTTTGGGTGGGACCAAATACCTATGTATCAGGTCCTAATGGATATTATACTAATGAATATGTTGAAGGTGGTGGATTAATGACTAGAAAATGTTCTAAAGAAGGCACAAACAACTTTTTAGGACAATGTGGTGCTGGTTCCGTAACCTACAGTACAAATGTTTATTCAACGGGCATTACTCTTGATATGTCAACAAGTACTAAAATTATCATGAGGTCGGATAGATTACCACGTTCAAGCTCATTTGATGATAGATTTGTTTTTGCGCAAAATAAGGCTTTTTCTGTTTATGTTGTTTCGGATGATGGAGTTTCATCTGAAATTGAAGGTAGCGTAACTTCAAACTCTGATTATACGACAAATAGTGCTGTTGATTTTGAAAATGCTTACGGTTCAGGAACAACATCAGTTATGAGTAGTTTTAGTTGTAATACAATTGTTCCTTTAGGGGCTTACCAACAAACACCACCAAATCAAATGACACTTAAACCAAAAGAAGATTCTGTTTATTATACTGATGGTGATACCGAATACCCAATTATAACAAATGGGTGTTATACTTTAGTTGCCAAAGATTTGGCAATCAGTGCTGATTTAAAATCATTTGCAGAATGGAAATCAAGATTCTTAATGGGTTTTGCAATTTGTAGAAATGTGTTTGGTATGACATTTACAAACAATTGGATTAATGGTGTTTTATATATGCCAGGGTTCCAAAATGACAAGATATACCCAGGTATTGAAGTTACAAACCCAACCTATGTTTATTGTAAACAAAAGATTGTATTCAAAGAAGAAAACAATTCATTCTTTTATCGTTCATCACCATTCAATGAAAACAATGGCAACTTTGTTGGAATGAGAAATACTCAAGTTACCGATAATTTTGGCAATCAATACTTTTTAGGTAATCCGACAACGATTGTAGATTTAGGACCAAAAGACAATATTATTAAAAATGTTTGTGCTCAACCTGAATTTCAAGGATATGTCTTAGACACATTAAAGGCAACATCCTTCCAAGGAATTAGTGACTTGATACAATTTTTTATTGTAAGTAGATTAACCAACGCAAGTTTCTTAGAAAGACTTTTAAGTTTGGGTGATTCATCAATTAGCGAGTTATTTAGTAGACCAGCACAAAAAATTGATGGTGATTTTGCACAATTGAACAGTATTAACAATGAAATAGGTGTTGTACCTTTTTCACCTGAATCATATAGTCAACAGAATTTATTTTACGGAGCAACTCCAAAACCTGTTGTTGGTGTGTTCTTTAGTTCTGATACGGTAACCAGAGATTATATTTCACCTGGTCGTGAAATATTTATAGACACATCAACAAAATTTGGTTACAACACATTTGTACATAAAACACAACAAGTACCAATGTATAAATGGGAAATTAGACAAGGTGATGCAAAATCACCAAGTATCTTTGGTGGTGAACTAAACAATTGGTTAACATCACCTTCAGACTTTTACATCACACCGTATCAAGGAATTGATAGGTTAAATGATAGTACATATTTTGCAAGTGAGGTAAAACACCCAACAGTACAAAGACCTGGTTATATTTATAACTCAATACCTTTAAAAGATGTTAGTGGTAATGTAACAGGTTTTACATACACAGGATACACAACACCTCCAATAAACGCAGGTAATAGAGTTGTGGTTGGAGCACCTTATCATTTCTATTTTGGATTGAAAAAAGGTAAGACTGCCTTTGACATATTTGTAACTAAAAATCTAATTAATATATAATGGGTAACATTCAAAACGATATAACAATTATTAAAGGTAACCTTAGATACAAAGGTGCCTCTGAAAGGTTAATATCTTTACCTGTTGAATTTGTTGGTGACCGAAAACAATTAATAGATTCAGATAGAAGTAGAAATATTAACGCTGCGGAACAAACTGAAGTTGAAAGACAAGCGTCAACAACATTTAGAATTGGTGGAAAAATATCAAACATATTTTCAAATATTATTTCAGGGACAACTGATTATGATGGGTATAAAAATTTCTTATATCTAACAAATCCATTATCTGTTGTCCAAAACAATCAAATTTTATTTAACAATTTTGAAAGAGTTCCTGATACATTTGGTTTAAAGTGGGGAGGACTTCCACAGTATAATGAATTTAATTTTATTAGAAACGATGTTGAAAATCCTCACAATGTTTTACAACCACAAAGTGCTTCAACATATAATTGGGGGGTTTACTTAAGTTATCCATTTTCATCTGACACCAAACAAAAAATGTCATATGTTGATAAACAAATTAATGGTACACCATTAACATTTATTGCCGAAGAAGGGATACCTTTTACAATTATTAATACCGTTCAGAAAGGTGTTAACTATATTACTTTCAGATGTGCTGGTAATCACAACTTAAGAACATATCAATATGTTGAATTATCAATCAACTACAATGGTAATCGTTTATTTAGGGTTGATGTATTGGGTGAACAAGGATATGATAATGAAAACACAAGTTTTTCATTCATCAATCCTGGTTATACAGGAACCACATTTGTAAATGGGGTGTCAGGTACATTTAAAAGAATTGGTGACATTTCAAATTCAGGTGAAAGTAAATCAAGATATTATATTAGATTACATAAAATCTTAACCAATGAAAATGAATCAGATGTTTCCAAAATGGGATTTGAACATGTACCATTTTCAAATCAGCAAAAAATTGAATATTCGGCACTAACACCAAATTTACAACAAAGAGTTTCTATTAAAGAAAACTCACAGTCATATAGTTTTACGTTTAAAAAAGATTTAAATATTGATACAATGGTTGATAACAATATGAAACCAATTACTGACGTATTTGTAACAATTGTTAATAAAGGATATTATGGGTGGTTTAATAAACCAAAACCAACCATTACTGATAAATATGGATTACAAAAAGGTTGGTCATTTAATTTTCATTCAGATAGTTTGGATGATTGGTGGGAAACAAACAACAATAAAAACTTGGTTGAAATACCAATTAGTTCATATAATAAAGTGTCAAACGGTAATACATATACATTTTATTATAATCAACCTTTAAAAATTGATGATGTTTTATCAGGTGATTTTTGTGAATATAATGACATTGAGCAGATGGAATATGTTATATCCAATTGTAAACATAAGATAACCTTTAATGATACATTATATCAGACTCAAATGTTCACAAGTAATAATCCACCTGGTTATTTTTATACACCACACAATCCTGTTAAGTTAAGGGATTTTGCTGATTCAGTGACAGGTGCCGTAGGTCAAAATGTGAATACAAGACCATCATGGGCATATTTCTCACAAAACCGTAATACTTGGCTATGGAGAACAATTTTGGAGTATGGTGTTTTTGAAAATGGAAACGGTGTTGATTATCCGTTTTTAAATGATGCGCATTATCCGTTTTCACAAATATTGTTCTTGCAATCAACACCATTTAGTAACATAAACCAATCAGTTGCGGTAACCGCTCAACCAATCAAAGATTTGTGTGAATAATTTTAGACTAAGATATAACCCCCTTCAAAACGCAAATACAGATATTGATTTGGCGTTACAGACACCCATCTTAACAACATGGGATTTAAATGGTGTAAATGAAAGTATTGATGTTTTTGAAAATGAAATTGTTCAAAAAGCTGTTAACCCAATTGATAACTTTGAAACCATAAGATATTCACATGCACGTTGGGCTCCTCAGATTATCAATGTTGACCCAAAAACTAGTACCCATTATGATTTTTATTTTTATTCTGC